CAGGCGGGAGCAGCACTTGAGATTCCCAAGGAATTGCTGATGAAGTGCTTCAATTCAAGCTACTCGGCATCGAGAGCCGCACTGCTTGAGGCATGGAAACACTTTCAGATGTGGCGCAATTGGTTTGTGGCTGATTTCTGCAAGCCAATATATGAAACATGGCTCACAGAGGCAATTGCAAGAGGCAGAGTGCTTGCACCGGGATTCTTTACAGATCCCGTCATACATGCTGCATATCTTGGCAGTAAATGGATCGGACCTTCTCAGGGCATGCTTGACCCGACCAAGGAGATCAAAGCGGAAATCCTGGCGATCAGCAAAGGATTCAGCACGCACGAACAGAGCACTATCAAGCTCAACGGCGGGCAGTGGCACGACAATGTCACACAGCTTGCTATTGAAGAGCAACTCTTGAAGGATGCAGGACTCGAAGAGAGCACCATCTCGATCGAGAACGACAAGGAGGAAACAAATGAATAAGACAAAACGCATGTGGAACATCGCAAGCGTCTCTGAGGATGAAGGTGAGATCGTCCTTTACGGAGACATTGAGAGCCAGCAGAGGACAGATTGGTTGACAGGTGAGCCTGTTCCCGGACTTTACATCACACCGGAAGGCTTCATGGAAGACCTTGAGGCGGTGAAGGGCAAATCAAAGATCACAGTTAAGCTCAACAGCTGTGGTGGTGATCTTTACACAGGCATTGCGATCCACAACGCTATCAAAGCACTGTCAGCTGATGTGACAGTTGTTGTTGAAGGCATTGCAGCAAGTGCGGCATCGATCATCATGTGCGCCGGCAAGACAGTCAAGGCATATCCCGGCTCAATCGTCATGATTCACGAGCCTGCTTGTACAGTCGTTGACTACTGCAACAGAGATGACCTCAAGCAGATCCTCAAGATGCTTGAAGCAGGTGTTGATGCGGCAGCGGAGATCTATCACGAGAAGACAGGTCTTGAGATCGAAACACTCAAGAGCATGATGCACAAGGAGACCTGGATGACAGGCAAAGAGGCTCTTGATAAAGGCTTTGTTGACGAGGTCATCAGCGGAGACGTAGACACAAGCTTCTTGGAGGCAAACGGCAAGAAGGTGCTCATGGTGGCAGGCATCAAGCACGATGCAAACGGCTATCACATCCCTGAGAACCTCATGATCAATCGTATTTCGGCACCGGAGCAATCCGATGCAGGAATAAATAAGCCCGGCGATCAGACCGGAGCACTTGAGGAAGGAGGTACCACAGAAATGTTCAATTCCGTCGAAGAATTAAGGGCAGCGATGCCCGAGCTCGTATCTCAGATCGAGGCTTCGGCCGTCGAGGCAGCAGTGAAGACAGCTGTTGATGAAGCTGTCAACGCTGAGAGAGCGCGTCAGAAGAGCATCGATGAAATCTCGGCATCCATTGCGGATGCAAAACTGATCAACGATGCAAAATATGAGCATCCCTGTTCAGCAGAGCAGCTTGCCTTTGCCGCTTTAAAGAAGCAGGCTTCTCTCGGAGCAACGATGCTGAAAAAGATGTCTGATGACAAGACCGAGTCAGGTGTTCAGGACATCAATGCAGTAGCTGTTCAAACAGAGCAGCCCAAACAGCTGACCAAGGAAGAGCGCATGGCATTAGGCCGTGCTGATGCCCAGGCAGTCAAAAACAACAAGGAGGATTAAAAACATGGCAAACCCTATCGAAATGAATTACGATGGTCTGATTTCGAACGTGAATCCCGCTCCCATCGTAGCAGCCGGCAAGCTGAGAAAGCTTGGCACAGCTGCAACCTATGCACGCGGAACGATCCTTGCTAAGTCAAGCGGATCGGCAGGAGATGACAAGCTCGTCATTCTCGGCACCACTGCTGCAACAAATGAGACACTCACAGCTTATGCGATCCTTGCAGAAGAGACCTACATCGGCACAGCTGCTGATGTTGATGCTCCTGTTTACACGGCAGGATGCTTTGATCCCGCAAAGCTGGCAGTTGATACCGGCTACACAATCGTTGAGGGTGATTGGGATGCTCTCCGTGATGGCGGAGTATTTGTTTCACCTAAGCTTTCGTAAAGGAGGACTAAAAACATGGCAGATAATATCGATATCTTCGATACCCTGTATCTTTTAGGCATGGCACAGGAGATCAATCCTGTCCCCAGCTTTTTCAAGGACAGATATTTCGGCGAAGAGGAGACCTTCACTCAGGACAAGGTGCTCATTGAGTTCATGAACGGAGATCAGAAGATGGTTCCCTTCATTGCTCCCAAGGTTGGAGACATCCCTGTCGATCGTGAAGGCTATGAGCTCTACGAGTTCGCTCCTTCTCTTATCGCTCCTTCAAGGATCCTCACTCTCGATGACCTTGCAAAGCGTGGATTCGGCGAGCCTCTTCTTTCCGGATCGACCAAGGCAGACAGAGCAAGAGCGATTCAGTTCAGAGATCTCAGAGATCTCAGCGCAAGGATCGGACGTTGTGAGGAGTGGATGGCTGCTCAGACAATGATCAACAACGGCTTCGACATGCAGGAGTATATCGATGCCAACACAGCAGGCAAGACGATTCCTGTTCGTTTCTACGACACAGGCGGAAGCAACCCCGCAGTCTACACTGTAACACCTTGGTCTTCATGGGCATCTGCAAAGAGTGACATCACAGCTATGTGTGATGAACTCACAGAGCGCGGACTTCCCGCAACTGACCTTGTCCTCGGATCAACAACCTGGGGCACGATCAGCGGATTCTCAGGATTCTATGATGACCTTGACAACAGAAGCATCGACATCGGTGTGATTCGTGCTTCTCTTGCAGGCACCGGTGTGTCCTACATGGGACGTCTCAACATCGACGGCTACAACCTTGATGTTTTCGTTGCTCGCGAAAAGTACAAGGATGCATCAGGCGTTGCACAGTCCTACTTCCCCGCTAAGTCGGCAATGGTTACTGCTCCCGGATGTGGCAAGACCGCTTATGGCGCTGTAACACAGATCGACTTTGGTTCGAGCGAGTTCTCGACATACGAAGGCAAGAGGATTCCCAAGCTCACGATTGAGCAGAACAACGACATCCGCAAGCTCAGACTTGCATCTCGTCCCTTCACGGCTCCCAAGAACATGGCTCCGTGGATGTACGCAGCTAACGCAGTTCTGTGATGAACCCCAAGAAAGGAGCGCAGCATGAAGAAAGTTAAGATCATAAATGGTGTCTACGGCAGACGCGTCTCAGAAAGCGTTGTCGAAAGAATGACCGTAGATGATCCGGCTTTTGACGTCTCTGACGAAGAGGCAGAAAGATTGGTCGGCCTCAATGTAGCAAGGTATGCAGAGTCGGAAGATTGTTCAGAGGAGCACTCTTCCGACTATGTTGCAATTCCGGTCACGGACACAACTCCGGTACCGGATGAACCTTCGCAACCTGAGACTGCATCAACTTATAACGATAGCATGAAGTTTGACGAGCTCAAAAAGATCGCAAGAGAGCACGGCATCTCAAAAGCCAAGCTCCACAAGATGCGGTCAAAGAGAGAAGTCATCGCTGCTATTGATGGCGCAGTCGAGAAAGCATCTTCCCAGAAAGAGGAAGCTCCTCAAATAGGTGCGGCCAATTTCATCTAAGGAGGACACATGATCAGGCTGATTAAGGACATCGTTTACACGATGAAAGTAGATGGTGTTGCCGTAGACAAGACGATCAACAGCGAGCCTTTTGAGACATCTCCCTCAGACGAGGAGATGCTTATTTCAAAAGGCTTTGCTGAAAAAGTGAAGGTCGAAGTCGAAAAAGCCTCCGGCGCGGACGAGGCTGAAAAGACAACACAAAACAAGGCTCACAACCACAAGAAAAAGAAGTGAGCTTTAAATCACAGATTGGAGACGATATCGAAAGAACTTTTTTGAGCTCTGACGATTTCGCCGAAAGCCACAACATTGAAGGCACAGCTGTGGTGTGTGTGCTTGATGACAACGTGCAGGCCAGAGTCAAGCAAGGACGAATCCTCGGCATGATCGAGGCAGATGCGATCTTGTTTGGAAAGGCAGCGGATCTTCCTGCTTCAAGAGGTCCGGAATCGATCATAAACGTCGATGGCAAAGAGATGATCGTCATCAAGTGGGCAGAAGAAATGGGCGTTGTTGAGATCGCTTTACAGCAGAATTGTACCATGTAAGGAGGTAGCGAAATGACATTGGTTGAATCCATCGACAGCCTCCGAGATTGGTTCGAGGAAAACATCTGTCAAAAAGTGACATTCAAAGTCCCCAATGACACGAGCATTGATGGGAATGTCCAGCTGATACACCCGGCATCGTTCGCGCTTTATGTGCCCGGAAGAGATCGTCTTCCACCAAATGTTGAGGCTCCTATTCCGTCGGTTTGCGTCCAGCTCATGGACGGCGAAGACAGACCGATGGAAGGAAAAACAAAATTAAACATCAGATTGTGTCTTGCAGTGTGGAATCCCGGCGATCAGACCGGTGCGGATTTTTATCCCACACCCGATTCCACTAAGCCGATCGGCTACAAGTACAAACAAGGCGCCGAGAATCCGACATATACTCGAAATCTTGACGGATGGCGGGATATCACGAATTTTCTCGACCTTGTAAGGCTTGAGCTCGGCAAGCACGACATAATCGCAGGACAGCGCATCGTAAAGGAAGAGCCGATCAAGTACGGTCCTTTCATGCAGGACGGTGCGATGTGGGACTCATACCCTTGTTGGCACAGCTGGATTACCTTCGCACTTGAAAGCGGAGGGATGAAAACAATGCCAATAGAGCATGAAAGCTTATTATGACAGGAGGCAAAAAATGGCTTATAAGCATGGTACATACGGCGAGATCAGCGCAAGCAAAGCCGTAGCAGCGGCCCAGGCTGACACCGTAGTGGTGTACGTCGGAACCGCTCCCATCCAAAAGATTGCAGGCTACTCAACAAAAGGCCTGATCAATCAGCCCGTCAGACTCCGCAACCTGGCTGAAGCAAAAGCAACCTTCGGTTATTCCGAAGATTGGGCAAAATTCAGCCTGTGTGAAGTATTTGACGAGCATTTCAACAACTCTGTCGAGAATGCAGGACCTATCTACGTCATCAACGTGCTCGATCCTTCAACCGACAAAGGAACTCAGGTAACTATCTCCGATGCCGATTTCACAAGCGGCAAGGTGTACATCGCAAACGACCTTTGTGATGTTGACTCGGTAAGAGTCACAGGCAAGGTGCTCGACACAGACTACTCGGTTACTTACGACGCAGTGAATGACCGTGTTGTCGTTGAGGATCTTACCGGCGCAATGACCGAAGAAGACATCACCTACTATCCTGTTGATGTGACAGGTGTTACATCATCCGACATCATCGGCACGGATTCAGGCGGAGTTTCAACAGGTATCCAGGCGATCAAGAAGATCTACGCAAAGTACAACGCAGTTGTCAACATCATTGCTGTTCCCGGATGGTCAGAGCTGCCTACAGTTTACACCGCAATGGTGGCAGCGGCTCAGAAGATCAATGGTCATTGGGATGCATTTGTCATTGCGGACATTCCGCTTGATGACAATGGCACTCCTGTCGACACAAAAGAGAAGGCTATCGCATGGGCTGCATCAAACGGATACAACTCTGAGATTTCAAAAGTCTGCTGGCCTCAGGTTAAGGCAGGCAACGGCAAGATCTATCACGGATCGACCGTGGTTGCTTGGGAGATGCTCCGCGTTGACCTTGCAAACGACTCTATCCCGATGGAATCTCCTTCGAACAAGGAGATCATGGCAACGGCTCAGTATTTTGGCGCATCGGCCACAAACGAAGGCTATGACGATACAGAGTGTAATGACCTCAACGAAAAGGGAATCACGACATTCTGCTTCAACAGTGGCTGGAAGGTTTGGGGACCGCATACAGCTGCATACAAGTACGGCACAACCATGGATCCTCGTTGCATCTTCGATGTAAACATGAGAATGCTCATGTACATAACAAACGGATTCCAGCTCCGTCACGGCACAGAGATCGACAGTCCCATGACACCGGCTCAGAAGGACACGATCATCAACACAGAGAATGCAGAGCTTGAAAGGCTCAAAGCAAACGGCGCGGTTATCGGTGAAGCAAGTGTCGAGTTCCTTGAGACAGACAATCCTTTGAACAACATGCTCAACGGAGACTTTGTCTTCAACATCTCATTCACTGCAACACCTCCTTTCAAGTCCGCAACGGCTCGTGTAGCTTACACAAGCGATGGATTCGCAGCATTTTTCGGAGGTGAATGATTATGGCTAACAACGACATCAAAAGTGCTATCGTAGCCGATACCGTGTACTGCAACGACAAACTCGTTGCAAAGGATGTTGAGTTCACACTCCCCGGAATTGAGTTTGCGACAGCAGACGTCCAGGCAATGGGCACAATGAGTGTGCCTGTCTTTGGGCAGATCAACAACATGCAGCTCACGATCAAGAAGGTCGGCTTTGATGAAGGCTTTTCCAAGATCAACAAGCTTGAATCACAAAATTTCGAGTTCAGATGGGTTCAGACGGTTGTGAAGAGCGATGGAACAGTGGCAGAGGAAGGCTGCAAGGCATTCGTAAGAACACTCCCCGCAGCAATTCCCGATCAGGCTGTATCACCCGGAAACGCAACCGAGCTTGAGAGCACTCTCACAGTCACAAGGAGTCAGTTATACATCGACGGCAAAGAAAGCTATTGCATCGACAGACTCAACAGTGTCCTCAGAGTTGGGGGCAAGGACTACTACGAAAAGTACAAGAACATGCTTTGATATAGTCCGAAAGACATCAAACAGGGCTCGCCTAAATTAGGCGGGCCCGTTTCATTGAAAGGAGCGTAATTAATCATGAAAGAGACACTTATACTCAACAATCCGATCGAAGTCAACGGCAAGACCGTCAAAGAGCTCACTTACGACATAGACGAGATCACAGGCGATCTTTTTGCGGAAGCAGACACACAGAAGATGTCGGCAGCAAAGTCCAAGAGAGGCAATCAGGCAGGAGCTCCCGAGCTTGACTACTCATTGCAGCTCTATGTCGGATATGCAGCGATCATTGCTGTCAATCATGAGATTGATTGGAGCGATATCAAGCGCATCAAGGGCAGTGACATCATGAAGGTATTCAACATCGGTCGGTCTTTTGTCTTAGGGTCGGCAATATCACCGGCAGAAGACTCAGAAGAGCTTACAGAGACTATGGAAGAGCCTTCAACACCTCAGTTGCCGACCTCGAAAAAAAGAGGGTAATAAGTTTCATCATAGACTATGCCGAGGCGGCGGAAGATCTGGCGGAAGAACAACAGCGAAGGAAAAAAGCGGCTCCGGCAAATTTTAGCATTGTTAAAGGACGTCACAAAAGGAGGTAAATCTGAGCATGGCACAAAGCAAGATGCTACAAGCTATCGTTGAGATAGCAGGCTCTGTCAGTCCTACTCTCGAAAGCTCGGTCAAATCAGCGACCGGTGCTCTTGAAAAGGTGAACCTCAAAGCCATAGCGGTAGCCGGAGCGGTCGGTGCCTCGGCTATTGCAACAGGCAAGGCAGTGGCAAGCGCCGGCAAAGCACTTTTTAAGCTCGGCGAACAATTTGATTCAGCAGAAGATGCCATCAGAATAGGCACAGGTGCGACAGGCGAAAGCCTTGACAATCTGATGGATACGGCAAAAGATGTCTTCTCTTCCATCCCCACAACGATGGAAGAGGCATCATCTGCGATTGCCGACTATAACACACGCCTGGGAGTGACAGGTGACACACTTGGAGAGCTCTCGAAGCAGGCCATCTCCGTTTCTGACATGCTCGGTGAGGATTTAAGCTCTGTCATCGAAGAGAGCTCACGAGCCATGCAGAATTGGGGTGTTGAAGAAGAAGACATGTCCACGGCCATGGATTACATGTTCAAAGTGTCTCAGGCAACAGGAGTCAGCTTCACGACACTTTCCGGGAACATGCAAACCTATGGAGCGCAGATGCAGGAGCTTGGCTATTCCTTCGATTCAGCAGCTGCTCTCCTTGGTCAGGTTGAAAAGCAAGGATATGACGCAAGCACCGTCATGAATGCTCTTAAAACGGCATCCAAAAACGCTGCAAAAGACGGCTTTGCAAACATCAATGAGGGCATGGAAACCTATATCAAGCAGATACAGGATGCCACATCAGACACGGAAGCCTACTCGATAGCGACCAATCTTTTTGGAAGCAAGTCTGCCGCCACGATGATCCAAGCGATCAAGAAGGGCACATTGACAGTCGACAAGATGACTGCATCAATGCAGGAATCTGACGAGACCATCTTGAAGGCCGCACAAGACACCTATGACTTCGGTGAGTACACCACGATGATGAAGTCAAAAGTGCAAGTGGCTCTTGAGCCTTTGGCATCAACGATCTTCGACCAGCTTGCCAAAATCATGCCCATGCTGATGGACGCGCTTGATCAGATCATTCCGATCATCAGCCAGACGGTTGAGGCGGCTCTTCCGTTTGTTGAGCAATTCTTGCAAGGTATCGTTGACCTCTTGCCGATCATCCTTCCGATGTTCCAATCATTGATTGAGAGTCTTCTGCCGATCCTGCTCAACCTTGTTGAGACATTATTGCCGCCACTGCTTGACCTTATCACGCAGTTATTGCCTCCGCTCATGCAGATCCTGGAAGCGGTCCTGCCTCCTATCGTAGAAGTCATCACATCTCTTCTTCCGCTCATTACGGAGATAGCGTCGGCGATCCTTCCTGTGCTTGCTACTGTTCTTGGAACTGTATTGCAAGCAGCTACACCGATCCTTGATGTGCTTATCAACATCCTTGAAAAGGCGATCATGCCGATCTTGCAACCTTTGCTTGATATCGTCAATGTGATCTTGCCTTTGCTTCTCAAGTTGCTTGATCCGGTGCTCAAGATCCTGGAGCCTATTGCAACAGTCCTTGGACCTATAGCGGACATTGTCGGCTTTCTCGTTGACACGATCGGAACTGTTATCGGATGGGTATTTGATGGATTAGGATGGGTTATTGATCTATTCTTCGGACCAAGCGAAGACGAGCTCAAGAGCATGGAAGGCGGCCACTATGCAAAAGGTGGTTTCACGCATGGACCGTCTATCGCAGGTGAGGAGGGCACAGAGGCAGTCATCTCATTCAATCCTCTGTACCGTCAGAGAAACATTCAGATCCTCGAAAAAGCAGCCATCATGCTCGGCATGACGGACATCGGATCCTCCGACACCAGCGGACTTGATGCAGACAGCTCCTATTCATCCGTGGCAGGACAGCTGCTGTCTCTTGACAACTTCTCATTGTCAGAAATGGCAGGAGCAGGCGGAGTCACCTACATTTATGACTTCTCAGGTCTTACATGGAGCCCGACCTTTAATGGTGGGGCAGGTGACAATGCTGATTTCATGGACGAAATCTACATGCACGAGGCAGAGTTTGGAGAGTGGCTCATGAACTTTATGAGAGCAAAGGAGGTGCAGAGCTATGGCTGACAGGATAATCGGCTATAAGCAGTATATCACGGCCGAAGGCGACACCTTTGATGCTCTGGCGCTCGACATGTACGGAGACGAGAAGCTCTCGTCAAGAATCATCGAGTTTAATCCCGATTATGCGGATGTGATCATCTTCGGAGGCAACATCAAGCTCATGCTTCCGGTGTACGATGAAGACGAGGCAGGATCCTTGGACACACTCCCTCCGTGGAGGTGACACATGAAGATTTTATACAACAATGTAGACATATACGGAGACATCAGCCTCAACTATGCAATGCACGAGATGCATGCAGAAGGTGAGGCTGATTCCCTCGTGTTACGCTTTAACGATTCAAAAGGCAATTGGAGCAAGTGGAATCCCAAGACAGGCGATACCATAGCACTTGAGCAGAAGAAATCCGTCACCGGCAAAATGTTCATTCATGAACTGAGTGCCCGAAATGGCATCTATACCATCAAGGCTATGTCAATGCCGATGTCGATGCACGACAAGCGCTCGGCAACGTGGCAAAGAGTAACCTTCTCGGAGATTGCTACACAGATTGCCACAAGACACGGACTCACGCTCAAGCTTTACGACATAAAGAATCAGACATACATCAGCTTAAATCAAAAGAATGAGTCGGATTCGGCATTTCTGAGCGGTCTTTGTGCGCTCGAAGGATATCAAATGATCATATATGACGGAAACATCGTGATATATGACGAAGCCACAAGAGAAAAGACCGTAGCAAGCGACAAAGTCGAGATCGGCAAACAAACCTCATACACATGCGAAGACAGGTCAAGTGAGGCTTTTGGAAGCGCAAAGGTTTATGCCGGCACGTACCAGGGGACATTTGCTTCGGGATCCGGTCAAAGGATCCTCGAAACGTCCTTGCAGGCAAACAGCAACACAGAAGCATCTCGCTTTGCAAAGGGACTCTTAAGAAATGCCAACAAGGCACTAAAAACAGGATGCTTGATGCTTGACCTAACAGCCAAATATGCTCCTGCTTCTATCGTGGAAATAGTGGCACAAAAGGCAGTGCAATGGTCCGGAAAAAGCTTTGTGACAAAAGTCCGTCAGGACTACGTGAAAAACCTCACAACGCTCTATTTTAGATGCATCTATCTGGAGGGATACTGATGGCAGCGATTAAACAAGGCACGATCACCGCTCTGATAAAATCGGGAACAAAGAACATAAAGGCAAACGTGACCGACATCAAGGGCATGGTCGCACTCAATGCCATTGTTCCGGAGCACTTGCAACCGGAGCATATCCTAGAGGTCGGATCCGGAATCGCATTTGTAATATTTGACGATAACACATCGCTGATCTTCGGAAGGCTTGATGGAGTTGAATCTGCTCCGTCAGAGTAAGGAGGAAACATGGCAACAATAGCCAAGTGGCGAAAGAAAAAATGGTTCGTCTCGGAAAAGCAGGTCAAGGACTTCAAGGATCTCGCTTATACGTTTGAGCAACAGGCTCAAAACAACAGATCCACAGAAGGTCAGGGACTTACCAATGAAAAAGGCCTCAAGCTGTTTGAGATGACCTTCAAAACAACTTTCTTGATCTCTGCCGGAGTAAGCGTCCGCAAAGAGATCGACAGTTGGAAGGAAGAAGTCACAAAAGCCGGTGTGTTCTACATAAACGGCAAGCCGATCATAAAAACCAAGCTAAGACTTAACAAGATCAGCATTGGTGAAACGATCATCGACAACAAGGGTAGGATGGTTCAGGCCGTCGTGCAGTTCCACTTTGTGGAATACGAGCCTCAGAAGCCTGCTGTGGACACGAGCACAAGTGCTCAAAAGGTCACGGCATCATCATCTGACAAGAATGAGCTCCGCTCGTCAAACAAGACGATCAAAAGCGCCACAACAGAGGGTGTCAAAAAAGGTACATACATCTATCCGACTGTGTCGGTCGATCTGGATGGCAATGCACTCGACACCAAATATCCGATGGAAGTGGTGCAGACAAGCAACGGATATGTAACATTCCTTGACAAGCAAGGCCAAAGAAGGACAGTCACATCAAATCAGGTTACATTCGCAGCGACATAAAGGAGGCAAAAATGCTAAAAACAGGAAACGGACTTCCGGAGACTTGCGTTGATAACCTGGTCAAGATAAGACGCGGCGAGATCGCTTATGAGCGTGTAAAAGGCATAGACGTCTCGCTCGTGGATCAACCGTCTTCGGAAATCCTCGAAGATGCGGCATCTGATGCTGAGAGACAAATCGAGATCTTTGAGCCTCGTGTCGATGTCGACAACGTCGAATGCACAGGCGAAGATGCATCCGGCAGCGGAGATCTTATCTTTTCAATAGACATTCACAGAAAGGAGTCATCTGATGTCGAGCAACATTGATTTTATTAATGTGGATCCGTCAGGGATCCTGACAACGATTCTGACTACACTCGAAAACGGATGCGGCGAGCCTCTCTTCCCGGGAGATGAAAGAAGGATCTTCGGTGAATCTGCTCTCGCTCCTCTTTTTGTAGCGTTATTCAACGCAGTCAACGACGCATGCAGGCAGCGGCTTTTGAGATACGCACGAGGCGAGGTGCTCGATGCTCTCGGTGAGAATAATCACTGTGAGAGACATCAGGCAGACAAAGCCACGACAACATTGAGATTCAGCCTTGCATCAGCACTCGGCTATAACGTAGTTATTCCCGAAGGCATCCGTGTAACAGGTGAGGGCAAATACTTCGCATCGGAAGAGACAGTTGT